AGCGACTGAGTTCATGTAAGTAATCTTAACATATTTCTTGCATTAGTTGTTAAGTTAAGTTAATATGGGTGTACGGTATGTGCCGTGATAACAGGAGAACTCTTATGAGTGAAATAGAATCGCAAACAAATGACTTACTACAATTACAGGGTCAGCTAGAAAAAATCTTTGATGTACTAGAAGGTGGCTCTGATCTATCCAAGGAACAAATTGACTTACTGCGCTATGGTTGTGGCTTTGCGCCAGTTAATCGTCAGCGTGATTTTTTACAAGGTGTATTTGCAGACCTTAACCCATACGGGAGATCAATATGACCCCACAAGTACAGCTAGTAACGCCTGAAATGGCAAAGGTTTACCTATCTAAAAACACCGATAACCGTCAGCAAAGGGGTTGGTATGTGTCTTGTTTAGCCAAAGCCATCAAGCGTGGTGACTGGATACTGACGCATCAGGGCGTAGCATTCTCTGAGTCAGGCAAACTGATTGACGGACAACACCGCTTAGAAGCTATTGTAGAAGCCGATACGCCCGTGCAGATGCTTGTCACCACTGGCGTGAGCAACGATGCTTACAAGGTCTTAGATAACGGCATTAAGCGTACATTGTCAGACCTAACAGGCATTAATGTTAGGACTACCGAGGTATGCCGTATATTGGCTAGATTGGTCTACGGTGGTAATTCTGTGACTACCGCAGAAGAATGCCTAGAAATCTATAACACGGGTGTGGGCGAGGTGTCCGATAGCCTAGTCGAGTATTGCGGTAAACAGATTAAAGTCTATTCATCTGCGCCAATGAGGACTGCGGCAGTCTGTTTAATCCTTGATGGGTATAACCAAAACTACATTAAGAACCTGTACGCAAACCTCTGTCACCAGCAATTTAACGAACTGCCTAATGTAGCGCAGAACTTTATCCGTCAGGTTACCGATGGCAGGGTCAGCGCAAACAAGAAGTCAAACCTACTAGCACGGGGTCTAAAAGTATTTAATCCTGAGTATCAAGATGTAGCTAGACTTCAGATTAGTGACTCAGAAGAAACTGCCGCTAATGCGTATTGCAGAACCATTGTTAGAAACCTATTAACGAAAGAGAAAAAATGATTATTTCTGATACCCAACGAGATTTTAGAATTGCCCCTGCTGGCTTGCATATGGCCCGTTTGTACTCTGTGATTGACCTAGGCCATCAAGCTACCGAATGGGCTGGAGAAACCAAGATCATGCACAAGGTTGTATTGACTTGGGAACTGCACGGGGATGATGAGGATGGCAAACCATTACAGACAGACGATGGCAAGCCACTAATTGTATCTAAGCGGTATACCGTCAGCCTTGGAGATCAGGCACGATTACGCCAAGACCTAGAAGCATGGTCAAACAAAAAAATGACCACCGAGGATCGTAAGAACTTTGACCTCAAGAACTTATTAGGTAAGTTCTGCATGGTCAATATTACGCACTCTGAGGATGGTAAGTACGCTAATATTTCAGGTATCAGCCCTGTTCCTAGCGCACTGCGTAACGCCCAGCCTGAAGGTATTAACCCCACCAAAATCTTTTGGTTGCAAAACTATAAGCAGGAAGAATACGATGCGCTACCTAAGTATTACAAGGAAAAGATAGCGGAGAGTAGCGAGTGGCGGGGTCAACAAGAGCGTGAGAAAAATGCGCCCAAGCTGGCAGATGATGATGGTTTTGGCCCACCCCCATTCTAAGGACTAACATGATTGTTAAGGAGAAACTAAGTGAATCAGGTCACTGGTATAAGAAAGACGGCACTCCAGCCTATACAGTCATCGGCAAGACTGGGGAGCGACCAGCAACGCTCCGTGACGCACGGAAACTCGGACTTTTGCCAAGTGTTACAACAATTAACGGAATGCTATCGAAAGCAGGGCTTGATACATGGAAGCAACAGCAAGTCCTGTTAGCCGCCCTAACCCTGCCTAGACTGCCTGACGAACCTGAAGCTGATTGGTTAGCTAGGGTAATGCAGGATAGTAAGGCTACGGGCAGGGAAGCGGCAGAGCGTGGCACTGCAATACACGGCATTATCCAAACTTGGTTCGAGGGTGTGTATATGCCCGAAAAGCCACCGTACATCAACGGCATCATAGAAGCTTTAGAGAACGCCTTTGGGAAGCAATTGTGGCTCTCAGAGCAGTCTTTTGGTCATCCGCTAGGGTATGGTGGCAAGTGCGACTTGATGGCTAGGGCGGGCTTTGTAGTCGATTTTAAGACCAAAGAAACCGACTTAGATAAGGTGGATGTGTACTTTGAGCATGAGATGCAGTTAGCCGCCTACCGAGAGGGTCTAGGAGTACCCAGCGCACGGTGCGCTATCGTCTTTGTCAATGCCCTGACCAATCAGGTCAAACTCATTGAAATTGAGCAGGATCGGCTTCAAAAGGGCTGGGAATGCTTTGAACATTTGTTACGGGTTTACCAAATCAAAAACGGCTTATAATCAAATTTCCTTCACGGGAACGGGGGAAAGCGCAAGCGAGTACCCCACACTTTCTAAGGGCGTTAAGCCGCCAATATAGGATGCAGTAATTAGGGAATTTTGCGGTTTTCTGCCCTATTCGTAGTAACTGCCAAATATAGCCCTGTTGTTTTTCTCCAAAACCTAGGGTTTGTCCTAATAAAAATACCTTGCATTGTTAAGATTACTTAACTTATACTGTCATTACTGCATCGGGCAGTGAGATAGAAAAGGAGAATCAAATGCAAGTTTTAGACCTACAAATTACCAAAGTTGACCAATTAGGTATGCTCTTGGCACAGATTGCTGACCTAGAAGCACAGGCAGAAGCACTCAAGACCGAACTCAAACAAGAAGAAGGACACATCGAGGGTAACCTCTACAAAGCGTGTGTGACCTTATCCCAGCGCAAGACCGTAGATAACAAGGCTGTGTACGCAGAAGCCAATGTACCTGCCGAGTTAATCGAGAAACACACCAAGACCACCGCAGTTATTACCCTCAAAGTTACAGCCCGTTAATCAACGCCCCTTCGGGGGCAGAAAGGTTTATATGAAGTATGTTTTGTTGCTAAGTACGCTAAGTCTTACCGCCTGTAGTTCGTTTGAACCACCCAATGTCACACTAGAAACTGACAAACAGGCGTATCACATGACACGGGCGCAGGTTATCCTAGGCATTAATGAGTGTGAGGATGCTGGCACACGCCCCGTAGTCATTACCGCCAAGCGCAGGATTAACGGGGTTACCACCGATGTACCCGTAGAAGTTACCTGCAATCCCCGTTATCGTATCTTTCAATAAGGAGTCATCATGCTACAGAGTGAACGAGATGCAGAACGCTTTTATGAAGCACAGCGCAAGTTTGAGCAACGACAGCGCATGATTGATAAGGGCTGGGGTGACCTAGAGGCGTATAACGCTTTACGGGCTTCAGAAAAGAAGAAGGAGCGTATCGAGTCTATCCGTATGTTCTTGCTTGGTGGTTTGGCGGCAATCCTCTTTTGCGTGGTGTTCTTTGGTACTAACTACCTCATGCACGGCTATGCAATATAAGAAGTTTGACCAAGCCCTGCACGATGCCTGTGACCCACCTGCCCGTGATGCTGTGGCTAGGTGGCTCAGAAACCTTTGGTACATTGATGCTACCCCGAACCCTGATATATACGCTGTAGACCTCATATTAAGCCGTAAGGGGGAGCATTTAGGGTATGCCGAGGTAGAGGTCAGGGATTGGGAGTTTTGCCCGTTTGATACGATCCACATAGCCCAGCGCAAGGATAAGTTATTTAACCATCCTAGAACGACTATGTATGTAGTCAATAAACCACTGACCCACGCTTACTGGATTAGGGCAAACAAAATTAAGGATTGCCCGTTGATAGAAGTACCAAACAGGGCGGTAGCCCGTGACGAATACTTTTACGATGTACCCAAGGACTTGTGGAAAATTGTAGACCTGACCGAACTGTTCTAGGCGTAGGGTCTAGTACCAGCCTTATCAATAATTAAAGCTTGTCTGCGAGGACTATCCCCAGCAATACTAGGCACAGAAATATGTGTCCAACGGTCAAATTCTCGAATAATTTGGTCATATCCAATCCCCGATGCAATCACCGCCTTAACGACTTCATCGGGGGTCATGCTCGGTACTCGAATATCTGCGGCACATCCAATCCGATGCTGGCTAGTGTCCTTTGATCCTACCGCATCATTTACCTGTTTGCAACGAAAAGCTGAGTTAACCATCACGGGCTTATTACCTAAGACGGTCTTAACTTCTTCAAGAAATGATGCAAGGCGCACAAGGTTAGCCATCTCTGAGGCATTGGGCGTATTGTCAAACTGCCTGTGGTCTGTGTGGGTCAGTTCGTCTAGGGTGAAGTGTTCGGATAAGTTCATTTTTTGAGCATCCCTTTCATTTCTTCGGTCTTGTCTTTAGAACCCTGACTAGAACCAAAGTAGAACGATAAGACTTGCCCTGCCGCACTTGTTATAAACCCTAGGGCAAAGATAATGATCTGCTGTTGATCTTGTGGGGTATTAACAAACATCAAGACCCCGATCAGGGTAAAGGCTAGACCTACCACGCCTAGGGCTAGGACAGGCACTACGACTTTATCCAGCTTTGTAGCGTACTCTGAGGTAGCGACTTGGGCGTATGCTTTACGGGCAGAATCACGGTCTTGGGCTTCTAATTTAGCGTACTCAAGGTCAAGTTCCTTCAGCTTCATAGCCATCTCAGGATTGCCTGTAAGGGCTTTGGTGACCCCTTCTATCGTATCGTCAGGGATGCCTAGCTTTGAGGCAATCCAGCCTACTGCCGCACCCCCTGCTGGCCCTGCCACCGCTGTAGCGAGAACTGGCGCAACGCCTTTGAGTATTCCTAGTAGCGCATCCATGCATCAATCCCCAATGAAATAAGAACCATCATTAGCATCCAAAGAATTATCTTCATTTAGACCCCCACACTAAAAAATAAGCGATATATCCAGCGACTACAAAACACCAAAATTGCGCTACTCTTGCACGATTTAGGTCTTTATCAAATGCCTTTTGAAACTCTTTGTCCTGTTTTTCTAGCTTGGCTTTTAATGCCTCGACTTCAGCCCAGCGTTTACCGTACTTCTTTAAAAAGTCTGCCCGTATTTTTGCTTCTTCCCGCCTAACCTGCTCCTCATGCTCCCATTGGATTAGGACTCGTTTAAGGAATAGTTCCTTGCGTACCTCGTTTTCTCTAAGTTCCCTGCGCCTATCAAGGTTACGCTGTTGCGCTACATCGGAAGCTTCTTTTTGAACATCCGCAATACTTTTGGATAGTTCTTTGCTGACATCCCGACTTGCGTTTAGGGAACTACTGAGGGACTTTGCACCTTCTAGTAAACCATCCGACACATTGATAACCTACCTGTTACCAAGCCAATGTGCGATAAAACCCACGAGTGAACTAAAAGCTGATACAAACCCCATACCGACCCAAAAACCGCCCCTAGAACGATTAGCCATTGCGACCAGTTCTTCAACAGAAGCTTCCATCTTGTCGATCTTTTTAGACATTTCATCGAACTTGGCCTCGTAGTTTTCGACTTTCTGCCAAAGTGCGCCATATTTAACTAAATCTATTCCTTGGTTATCCATGTTTAGCATAAACTCCATGATATTTTTCTCTAGCCATAATCATAACTAATTCAGCTAACTCTAAATCTTTGTAACTTCCCAAAACAATTCTTTTTTTGTTAACAGTAATTCTTGCCTCATATTTACTGCTATCTTTTCTAACCCTAACGCCTTTTATGCCAATTTTATTATTTTGGCTAATCTTGCGATTCCATTGGTTTTCAGTCCAAGTTACAACACGCAAGTTTTCAATTTTATTATTTGAACGATTACCGTCTATATGATCTATGTACCCGTCAAAATTACCGTTGTGCATAATCCATACTAGCCAATGCGCCATAACTGGTTTGCTATCAATTTCTACAACAACATAACCTGTTGGTCGTAATGCGCCAGCTTCCTTACCTTTAGTGTTTTTGACTTTCCAAATTAAATTACCATCCTTATATTCAAACAAAGAATGAATAAAATCTTTGGTTAGTGTCATGGCAAAGTCGCTATAAAGGCATCAGCTTGTGTCATCACATTCCCATCGGCATCTTGTAGTTCTGCACCAGCTAATACTTCTTTTTTGAAGTTAGCGTAGTCGGTGTTGCCATCAATAAAAGGTATGCCTAAAGTCAAATTACCTTGTTGTGTTTCAACACCGTTGACTTGACCTTGTAGATTTTTAGTTAATTTATACATTTATAGCTCCGCACCAAAAGCAACAAAAGCACTAGCGTTAGCACCTTCTACCCATCCAGCATCACCTGATGTTCCACTTATTTGAGAATTATTTAAAAATGTGTATCCTGTTGTGCTAGAACCTTGCAAACTTAAACTATTAAAGCTATCAGCCGCACCAGTCCTGTAAAATATATAAATATCCGTTCCTGATGTTGAAGATATGGTTGGTGCAATTCGCATGGTTACTGGAAATTGTAAAGTTCCGTACATTGAACTAGCACCATATTGACAAGCCATTCCAATTGGAGCTCCGTTACCGCTTGCGTGTAAATAATAATACCTCTGACATAAAGCTAATTCAGTTCCATAAGGTCTGTAATCAAAGCTAGTAGCTGTAGAGCCTACCTCAAGCTGAACTCCAGTAATGTAGAAAGTTGCATTTAAAGTATTAATTACAGAAACAGAACCTGTGGCTGAACGATAGTCTGCACTAGCCCAAGCACCAGCAGTTCCGCTATATGTAGAACCACTTCCTAGATTTATCCAAAGACGCAATCCAATTCCGTTTGTAGCACCAATCCAAGTTCCGCTTGTATCACCAGCAACAATTATTGTTTTGTATTCCCAAGTGTCTGCAACAGAAATAGTAAATGTAAATGGATAGCTTCTATTTAATGCACTATTTTGCAATGCACCACCAAAAGTTCCAGTTAATGAACTACGAACCCAAAATGAAATAGTTATTGTTTTAGCATTAGCAGTTCCAAATCCTAAATCAGAAGTATTAAAACCTTCAATGTTTTGACCTATATTAAATATATCGCCTGAACCTGTATAAGCAGAAGTTGTTGTAATTCCAATATAGTTAGCAAATCCTACTGGCGGTGTAACTGAACCAGCATTTTGTTGTAATGTAAATTTACTATTTTGAGTAAAAACGGCAATCCATCTATCTAAAGTGTAAGTGTTTGTGCTACTTGCGGTTGAAATACTAGCACCAGCATTACGCTGGTCAATCACCATCTGTCCATTGATAATTCTATTCTTCATATTAACGGATGGAGTTACCGCATTAGCAGTAATACTCCCGTTGTACATGGGAGTTGTTATTCCGTTTGAGCCATCGATAGTTACAGGCATTATTTCACCTCAATTTGTTTTAACTGCTCAAGCGTTGTGGCTTGGTCAGCTAGTTTGGTAATATCTCTTAGCCGTTGTTTCTCAGCTACGATTGCTGTGGTGTCTGCACCGCTTTCTAATGCTCTCTGAAACGCTACATCTTGGGCTTGCAATAAGGGTGTACGCTCTGCTCTTAGGCGGTCTTTAGTAATCGCTTTGGCTTTGTCAAAGTTAATCGTAATCATTCTTGGTACTCCCATGCGTTACGAAATGTGCGGTCTGTAGGAATGTCAGCAACATCCACAATCTTAAATGGTTTGCCTTCAGGTACATCTTTAGCGGCTAATTCTTCAATGGTGTGTTCTGCAAGATATTCGGGCGAAGGAATAATGATAGCAATACCGCCATCATCAGTAGGGTAAATAATTCGTTGATTCATATTAGTCCTTTTGATTAGCGGAAGATGGCAACTGAAAAATGATTAGTATCACTTCTTGATGGGCTGCTAGATACTTGAAATGCATTTTGCACTCTTACACTTCCAGTTGACAATGCCGCTTGAACGTCAGAGTCTGAATTAAATATACTTACAAATCTTCCGTTTCCGTTTCCGCTGGTTGTGGTTACGCAATAATTAGCATCGGGCATGGCGGTTGTAAAATTTACATAGTAATCACCATCACCCATATCTCCAATAGAGCTTACATTACCACTTGCTCGGATAGCTACAGTACCAGTACCATTAAAGTTTACCCATGCACGACATCCGTATGCTACTGCGGCAGAGCCGTAGCCTGAGTTGAATTTAAAGTTTCCACTAGAGTCAAACTGACCAACAGCAGTACCGCCTTCAGCAAAGTCTATAGTATCTGCGGCTGAGAAAAAGATGCCTGTATTAGTATCGCCTGTGGTGGTGATAGCTGGAAGTGCGGCTGTACCAGCTACAAAAGCTACTCGCTGTGAAGTATCAATCGTTACCGCAGTAGTGCCGTTATTGGTAGCTAACTGTAATGAGCCTGAGTTGTCAGCACTAGAAACAAGTCCTGTGCTAGTAGTTGCATTAATAATTGATGCCATTATGCTACTCCCTTCGGATACTTAGCTTTGACCGCCAAGCAGTCAGCAATGTATTTATCAATCTGTGCTTGGTCACCCTTTACTACACCATCAATGTAATCGGTGATGGGTGGGTATTCTGCGGCTCTTTTAGCAATATAAGCATGAGCATCTACATAAGCCTGTACTGCATCTTTATCGTATGCGACTTCGTTGCCGTCTGCATCGTAAGCAATATCATCTGACATACTTACAATTTGTGGGTTAAGTTTGTAAATAGCTTGAATATAAATCATGCGGCAATCTCCATAGCGATAGTGTATAACTTCCATCCATCAGCGTTATACCTAACTGTGTTTCCACCATTTCCAGCTTTAAAGTAAACGGTATAAGTAACCGCAGAAGTTGTAGCTGGCGAATCAAGAGTTGTAAATGTTATAGGACAGTGGGAGTCTGGGCTACCGTTTGTATAAATACCACCAGCGGCATCAGCCGCACCACCCGAATAAAGATTAACAGATGCGTTTCTATATATAGTTGCCCAACACCAATTTGTTGCCACTAAAGAATTAACCATGCCTTGATGAATTATTAAAATTTTGCTTGACGCAGACGAGGGTGTAATTGTTACATTATGATTCGTGCAAGATTGAAAAGATGCTGATGTTGTGGAATATTGCGTAGTAGAAGAGTTTTGCACTACTTGCAGTACGCTACCTGTTGGCAATGCAGACCTTGGAATATTTTGAGTGCCACCAACAAGAACAGTTCCGCTTGTGGCTGGCAAGTCTAGTACAGTAGAGCCAGCAACGGCTGGTTCTTGTAATGTAACGCTACCTGAAGTTGAGCCTTGTAAGACAATAGACATTATTTACTCCTTTTGTATATTTTAGTGGTTTTCATCTTACAATACCACCCATCTTTCGCCTG